GTTAGCGTGGAGTGGAGCGCTAAGAATTGGGCCGACAAGCTACCGCTGGACCTGTCATAACCTGCCGGCAGAACTGTACAAGTGTTCTAATTCACGATATCGTAAATATAGGTCTTTAGACCTGGTGACCAAAGTTACAATATTTCCACTTGACAAGATGCTATAGCAGTGCTATACTATAGTATGACCAACACAGGAGACAAGAAAATGGCCAAATCAGTCAAAAGCAAATGGTGCGCAACGTGCGGACGGAAAGTTGACCTCCGGAAAAAAGGTGCCACCGCCATGAGCCCGGATTTTGCAAAGCTTTCGGCCAAGAAAAACAGGGAATACCATTTTTGGTGCTCAGATAAATGCTACGCTGGGAGAAAATAAGATGACCGCTAACGAAACCATCCTGATAGCCAAACTTGAAGGGGCCATAAAATTACTTACGGAACCAAGCCCTGATCCGTGGGTAGTTGGAAAGTTTATAGCGTCGGCTTCCGAGACAATTAAACGTGTGGAGAAATAGAAATGGACATTCGCGGTCAAGCGAGTTTTGTTTATTTCAAACAGACAAAACATAGAAAACGTTGTCGCGCCTGTAGGAAACTTATTCAAGATGGTGAATTAGCCTTCTGGCAAAAAGTCAGGCTGGAGAAATCATACCCAGTAAAAGGGCTGATGTGGTTTATTAGGAATTATTTTTGGCACAGACTTTGTTGGATTCAACACACAGTTAGACCAGGAGCATTTAAATGACACTCAGACAGTTCATCAAGCAGTGCGGCACCCAGGAACTTGCGGCCAACAAACTTGGCCTGGCATTTTCCACCATCAATCGAATCCTTAACGGCCACAATCAGGCCAGCCGTAAGACCAAAATTAAATTCGCGGAACATGGGGTGAAGATATGAGCGTGCGAGATTACAAACGATCAATGAAATTAGAGCACGAAACGCCAGAAGCTTTGATAATGGCGTTGATCCGGAAGGGTGACATGGCCTATGCCGATCCCGTTAAAAAAGCATTCCCATCTGTGCTGGAAGAATTGCAGGCACGATTCAGAGCGCCGGGCGGAATACTTCCGGAGGATAAATGAGCGCGAAACATACGCCGGGGCCGTGGCATGTTACAGAAGAATTTTTTATACATGCTCCGGGCAAAGAATGGTCACAAGCAATTTGCAGAACAGATAATGTTCCAGATATGAGGAAGGAACAAAAGAAAGCCAACGCCCGCCTGATCGCTGCTGCTCCGGAATTTTTTGAAAAGGCAGAACGTGCGTTAGATAACGCGGTTGAAACTATTGAAAATATAGATGCTAAATATCCAAAACACGAAACAACACCAGAATGGATATGTGATATTAGGGACGCTATGGTTCGGACGCGTGATGACGCTGAATCTGTGCTAACAAAAGCTACGGAGGGAACATGAAATCCGGACCCTACAAAGTTGTTGAAGACTCACGCCACCTAAACACAAAAATGTTTACGCCGTGGGCAGTAGTCATTAGAAATTGTACTTCCCAGCACGCAGTATCCAGGTTCACCAGCCGGGTTGCTGCTGATTTTGACTGCCGGCAGCGGAACCGTAATGTGGAGGGAAAATGCAGATTGAAATAAATTTTAATGAAGATGACGCTGAATGTCACGAATGTGGTAAGATTGGCCAGCCCCGAACGTTACTCCATTTTCCACATTTGTGTCAGCATTTTGTGGCTTTGTGCCCGCGCTGTTTTAAAGCCTTCCGCCAAATAATACACTACACATAAGAGAAGCCCTGCTGCGCCGAGTCAGCAGGGCTTCCGTACGTCTACGTTACAGCCCCTGGAGCCTAGGGCTACTAGTCTTCTAAGCGGTGAACCGGAGAAGTCGGCAACATCATAATGGCCGGCGAGTTATCGCCCAGGTCTTTGATCTGCTTAAACTGCGTGTCCATTTCCACCACAGCAATGTTGATAATCTCTGAAATGTCTTTGCCGTAGTCCGCTAGGAATGGTCCCATGATCGGAAACGCCAGGCTAAGCTGCGCGTACACCCATTCAAACTTCTGCTTGCCCACGCCCTTGTCAGGAAACTTTGCTTCCGCCAGGACCACCACGGAGTATGTCACCTGCTTGATGAACAGCGCAATGTCATCGTCCGTGGCTCCACCACCTTTAATGGCCGCTAAGAGCCATGGTCCCATGTATCCAATAATGAGCGCCGGCACCTGCGCCTTGAGGTATGGCCACACGTAGCGGCTAAGCACGAACGCAATGCTGAGTCCGACCAGCCAGGCTTTCGCGGTGTCAATCATCGGCTGCGCTCCTGCCTAGTGGGATGTGGATGTTGATACTGAACAGCAGCGCACGATCTATGCGCAGGTCTTGCGGCAGACTGTCAAAAATATTGGCATCCGCCCCGCCAAGTACCTTCCAATCTTTTGGGAACTTCACCAGCTTCATCTTGTCAATATACTTCCATGTCCGCGCCTTGTCCCACAGGTCAAGGAAGTTATACCGTGCGCCGCCGTTCGGCTTCCACTTATCGTTAGACGCACTGGAATATTTCACAGCCCCTATTGTAAAATACAGCGGACCATTATCATTCATGGCCAGCGTGTAGATCGTGTACGGGCGTGCCTTAATGTCCCAGGCTTTGCCCACATATCCGTGGTCTTTGATTCGGTCAATGACAAAATCAAAGCCCGGAACATCCAGCAGACCTGCGGCCAGTGCCGGCGTATGGGCCGCCACCGTAAAGAGACAAGCCAGCAGCGCCACGATAGTAAATCGCATCAACGTTTTAATCTCAATCATACGGCCTCCGTTAGCTAGTTTTTCCGTGCATAATAATATGCCCGGTCTTGCGTGCGTGGTCAGATTCTTCTGACCTGACCTTTACTTCATCCGGACTTGAACAGTTCCACTTACATTCGACGCATTTTGCTACGTGATTTTTTGGCATACTGCCTCCAGTTAGGCCCGACGCGGGCCAGCTTTTCCCATAAAGGGTATTAGTACTTTGTAAACTTTTTCCGTTTCCACTACGTCAATTTTACAGTGCTTCACAATATTGTTAATGGCCCAGCGCTTATATTGCAACACGCCAAGATGAACGTGCGGCGTTAGCGTGGTCTTCTGGTTTTCACCGCTTACCAACCCAGACCATGTGACCAGCCTGTTGTTGCGGAACTTAAAATGCGCCCGCGCAACATAGAGCAAATCCCGCCTGTGCTGCTTAACGGCTGGCGCAATGCCATTGACCAGGCACCGGCTGTTGATGAATTTGAAATCGAACTGGCTGCTGTTCCATCCTAGCAGTAAATCATAGGTGGCCATTTCCTTGATAAGTTCTTTGACTAACCACTTGTCATTCTTCTTTTTGTTTCGCGGGTCATCAATTCGCAGGGTCTTGATGGGTCCGTGCAGTCCATTTTCATAAACAGTCTTGATGCAAACGCAGATCATATAGCCGAAATCGGCCCTCAGTCCTGTAGTTTCGATGTCCAATATGCCGATCTTTTTAAAGCCGCGTTCAAAATCAGTCAGATTCTTAACAAGCATTCTACCTCCAAGGGTCTAGGTCCATCTGGTACGCCAACTCAAATTTTCCATCAACTATGGATGCTACCTGCCGGCATTTGTACAGCGGACGCAGTGGGTAGCCAATGCTCATGTGTATCCAGTTCCGCGTCCCTTCCGGAGTGTTGCGCTTTTCTAGGATCAACTGGCCGAACATTACGCAATCATCCAAGAACTTCTTTGCCACCACAGACGCTGCGTGCTGCACCGCATGTTCACCATCACGGCCAAACTGCACCCAGTCCACAGCCTCACACCGCACGTGCTGGCTAGAGTTTGAACCGCCAACGTCAACGTTCAGCCCCGGTGATCGGCCCAGTGATGTGATCCGGATAGGCCACTGGAGTGCGTTTCGTGCTTTCTCTAATAGCTGAAGCGTTAGCAGTGTCACTGGTAGCCGGCTCATCATGTATTCTTTATTTTCTTCCTGGTACGCAACGCGCCGTGTTGTGGCCGCTTCAAACAATGTAAAGTGCCGCGTCAGTTTTTGGTTCTTAATCATGGCTTATCCAGAATTTTTTGTAGTAGCACCGTCTGCTTTTCCTGGCCTTTAGAGAACGCTTTGATTTCTTTTTCGATAATCGCAATTCTCCACTCATGGTTAGTCAGGGTTTTATCCTGCACGTGTACCTGACTTTGTATTGCCGGCAGATTTGTTGCTGTGATTTTGCTAACTGTGAGTATCACGCCGGCCACTACCCCACCAGGAATTAACCACATCAACAGCCTGATGATTATGTCTCGCGTCTTAACACCGTTGCCATTGCCGTTCCCTGGTGCCATGTCTCCCCCTACTTGCTATCCATTTTTCCGTTAAGGATTGCGTTACGATCAATAGCGTGGTCCGCACGCTCTGTCTTCAGCATGGCCTCCAGTTCCGCTATGCGTTTCTTGTACACCCTGCCTATGGTCTGGTGGTGCGCAAGGCCCTGCTCCAATTCCTCTATGCCCATCTGCGTGCTGAACATAGGCGGACCAAATGATTCCTGCTTAGCGGCTGGCTTTGCAGCAGCGTCCGGCTTTGCTACCTTGCCGGCACAGCCTACAACTGCCAGGCACACCAGCACCAACATTAGGTTTTTCATTTTAATTTTTCCTGTTTTTAGATTTTATTGTTTCTATTCCTAACATGGCATCTATTCTATCCTCTTTAGAGGAAGATGTAGATGAAAGAATAGAATACAAATCTTGTATCTTTTCATCCTGGTTTTTAGGCAAGGTCATATCCAAGTAGAATTTCTTTTGAGAAGCACTCCACCGCCAGCGATGCCGCTTCCTCTTCGATGGCAGGATCGTTTTTAACTGGCTGATCGGATGGTCCTGTATTTCCAAAACCATCAAATGCGGCCTGTATTTTATGTCGTAGGCATCCATATTCAATTTCGTCTGAGTCGTCGTACTACCTAAGAGAGAATTTGGATAATTGCCCTCTACGACATACCCATCAGGCTTTATCCAAATTCTGTGGATAGGAAGCTCTTTGGCAAAGACGGTATGGCAAAAAAGCGCAACCAAAAACGCAATCATCAATTTCATTATTGATCTCCTATGGCTATTATATATATGAATGCAATGTCTATTGCGGCACCCGATTGGGTTACTGTGTCTACAAATGCACTTCCTACGAGTTGGCCCACGTCAGCTATACCGCAAGACCTCATGCCTACACCTTCATCATTCATTTGAGTGCATTGAATGACATAATCAGTGTTTGCAAAGTCAGTAGTCCAGTTGACCTTATATAGCCCGGTTCCTCTGTCGGCCACGTTTACAACATTGAATTCACCCCGACAAGTAATTGGCCCTGCTAAAGTTCCATCAAAATTGCACCAAGCCTTAATAATGTTTTCTTTATATAAGGTGTTTATTTTAGAGGTTGTCGGGTTCGACTGAGTAATTTGAAGGTCCCCCTGAAACTCATGGTCACCAGTCCAGGTAGGATTGTCGCCCTCGCCTACGCCCGCGCCACTGGAATCTTCCGCGCATTGCCACGCACCGCCTGCGTCCAGTTTTTTGATTTGGTTGACAGAGCAACCGTCAGCAGACTCATGCCGTCTAAGGATAGCGTCGTCATGGAGCTTGGATGTCGTGGTGGCTCCATCGGCAAGCTTTGCTGTCGTCACCGCGCCGCCCGCTAAATCAAGATCGGTTATTGTACTGTCCAATATCTTCAGTCCGGACACCGACCCGTCACCAAGTTTTGTGGTAGTCACTGCGCCCAAAGCAAGTTTTTGTTCGTTCACATTTAGGTCTAACAGTTTTGAAGTCGTTACTGAATCCGTTCCGAGCTTCTCAGTGGTCGCTGCCCCAGCAGCCAACTTTTCTTTCGTCACATTTAAATCCAAAAGCTTGATGGTCGTTACGGAATCGCTGGCAAGCTTAGGCGTAGTCCCTGCTCCGTCCTGAATTGCAGCCGTGGCCACGGCGTTCGCATCCAGCTTGGATGAGGTAACAGCGCCGTCCCCCAGTTTCAGCGTAGTTACTGCCCCATTAGCAATGAACGCAGTTACCACAGACCCGTCAGGAAGTATGAGCGTGCCCAGCAATTCCAAGCCCTGCGCAAAAAGAGTGTCAGAAGAAAAAATTACCCCAGTTCCGCCAGCTTGCCCACCAATCGTGCTTACAAAGATCGTATGGAATGTGGCCGTGGACCCCACACCACTAACGGCAGTGTTACTAGAAATACTGTCTAGGTTCCGCTGAATACAGCCGGCCCATGTAGACCCACTATCCCCCAGCCTAGGCTTTTCTAGTGGCAACGCGCCGGTAGTGGGAATACACACGGCCTGCGCGTTAACCGCCACAAATAAAAGCGCAGCCGTTAAGAAAGATTTTAAAGAACTTCCTGCAAGGTTAATTCGCACTCTGCCTCCGTAGGTATAAACTCAATTCCAACAATTTTAAAATTAAGATCACGCGCCAAAACATTTGCCGGTGGACCGAACCCGCCAAAACCAAATAGCTGTAACGGATCGCCAAAAATACTGTCTTGAAATAGCGGGTTGTCAAGATAAGTTATCGTGATGATGTCAGACAATTCTAGCCAGGGTATGATCTTGCAGAGCAGCCGGCACCGCCGTCTGGGTGCAAAGTTGTTTTCATAGATGATCCTAGCCCTAGATATTCCCAGGTTCGCGTCATTGGCTAATAAGAAATTGGAATAGTCTTCAAATTTTATTAGCCGGCCAAAGCGTGCTTCACTTGTGGGCGCTGCTTCCCCAGCATCATCTCCGTCAAACTCATTGAAGTATTCCCCGTACTGGACCTGGCCAACATTAAAAATGAAAGCAAACCCGCTGTTGTAATTGGTCATTCTAGAAATTGCATTTTCCTGATTTATCGCAAGGACTGCCGAACCTGTCACCGTTTTTGATCTGACTATAAAGGTGCCGGCTCCGTTAAAGAGCATTTCATAATCTGGAATCCTGACAAGCTGCTCTACAGCGGCCAGGCACGTTTGCCCGGAGAAATTTGCCAGCGCAACATTCGCCGTCACGGTAGTGAAATTAGCCACCAATTTAGCTACTTCAGGTGAGATTGTGGAACCAGATGCCGGGTCTATTTCTACCTTGATTTGTAAAAATTGTTTTAGGGCTGAATTAATTTGCCCATCACCGGAAATTTCTATGTACGCATCAAATGGCCCGCCAGATGAACTAGCCACACGCGTAAAGTATTTAATCGTGCCACCGTTTAATGTCTCTGTTCGGTCTAATTTTCCAAATGCAGTCGGCGTAGAAAGTAGGTCAAATTCTTCTGACTCATAAATTGCGGTTTGATTGGGACTATATTTTATGTCATCAAATATGTTGCCTGATGGAAAACCACCGCCACTTTGAGAATCACCAAGACAAGCTATTTTTATAGATGAAGTTATGCTTGTATCCGCAGCAGTAGAACCTTTTGAAACGTCATCTAGAAAAACTTCCATTACGCCAGCAGCAGTCCTTTCGATTCTCCACACACGATCTGTATTGGCAGTGTACACGCCGCCGCCCAACGTAAAACTCAACAATGTTGTAGTAACGCTAGATACAAATTTAGTTAAAATAAAAGAATGGGATGGATTAGCACTGCTGCTTGTCGGTCCACCGAATAGTGCGTATTGATCCCCACTCGAATTAATCATAAAACGAAATATAAAACCACCAAGATTACCGCCCCTTGCAGGTATTGCATTAGTTTGTGCGTTATTAAAATAGTTGTGGGTAAATTCCCAAAAACCTTCTGTCTGAGTAAATGGTGTACTTATTTCATTGAGTGTTAGAATTGAAGCTGCCGTACTGCGAAGTCTATTTGAGATTACGGTCCAACTGCCTGCGTCTACAGTCCATAATCTCGGAGAGGTAAAATTTCCATTAGAAAAATCATCTATTAATTGCGCATCACTTTTAATACTCCCCGGAATTGTTGTCGTATCAATAAAAGTAAACACTGTGCCGTCTTCCCATTCTATCTGTGTGTCAATGGTTTTTGACGCGGATAGTCCGCCAGGAAATATGACAGGGTTAATTATACGGTCAATGGACAATATGCCGGCCTCATCACACAGCAGCCCAATGAGAGTTTCTATCTTTTCGTTGGCCTTCCATTTGATACCAGTGCTGTCCACTGTCTCTGTGTTTGGCGGGGCTGTGGTGAAAGTTATTTTGGCCTTGGTTCCAGCCTCATTTAGTTCTGAAATCGTGTAGTCGGTGCCCTGCACCTGTACCACGCCGTCAACGCGAACCTGGCTGATCCGGCCCACGCCTTCAGATGTAGTGGTGAAATCTTTATTGCTGCCATCACCAGTTGCCGGAATCGCGGCCTCTTGCGTGAACACATCCGACACCCTAGAGGCATCCGCCGCCTTTAAGAGCCGTGCATTACTTTCCACAGTAACTTCCACATCCGCGCTTAGACCGTCAAAATTATAGTTAGTGGCTACACCGGTAAAGATGGTGAGATATTCAATCGTGCCGTCCGTTTTTTGATACCCAAACCGAACACGGAAGGTTGTCAGAAATGGGTCATAGCCGGATGTGGCAATGCTGTCAGCTTGAAAAATACTGGGGCTGTTAACGGTAGGTATCCACTGGTTATCTGAATTGTTCAGGCGCAGAGTCACTGCGGATGTTTTGAAAATATTTAGAAATGGCGTGTCCAGGTTGTTGATGATTTCGCCAGCGTCTTTAAACTCACTCTGCGAAAGGATTGTAAAATCATCTTCATAGACAAATGACCCAGGGCTGAGATTGTCAAAAAACCTGCGCTTATACTGCACCTGGATTGACGCAATCTTTCCAGACTTGCGCTCCCAGACATCAAGGAATTCTTGTGAAATTACTTGCGCCATTATTCTGCCCCGATTTCCTCTACTCCAAAACTGATTCCGTATCCGGCGCTGCGCTCCATTGAAATGTACGTTTCATCGTAGCTGTTGGGCGTGATCCGCGAAAGAAACATATCCCCAGGCACATCCCCAGGTTCCGGAACAAATATGAACGGGTCTTGCTGCGTCTTAATGGCCCGGAGCAAATCCCTGTTGGCTTGAGACACGCCACGGAACGCCACAGAAGATGAATAGAATTCATGGGACGTGTCACTGCGTAGGATGTAGGTATAGTCCATGCTGCCGTCTGCCATTTGAATAGTCTTTACACTATCGCGGTAACGCTTGTTGTAGGTGGTCATTCCCTGCGCGGTCTGAAGCAATAGCTCGCCAATCACTATGTCCCCCACGGAAACTTCCGAACCGCTTTGAATCTCCGTCACCGTTAAGAGAATCCTGTTAGCGTCTACGTCAGATGCGAGCGAAACTAACTTATCGGCTCCGGTGAAATCAGACGCTGTAAAGTCTAGACCATCAAATATTGTGAACGGCGCACCGTCAGTTGCCGAAAACTCCAACTTGAACCGCTTAATGTTTGTGTTCAGGATCGCAATGAAGTTTATTTTGCGCAGAACTTGTGCACTGCCTTCAAACAGCCGCGCATTATAAGTTTGCGGAGTTGTTGGGCTAGTTGAAAATCCCTGAGAAGTCCACGCACTAGTGCGTGTCATATCAAACGCACGCTGCTTGAATCCGTCACCGCTAGAGACTGTGACAACGGAAAACCCGTTAAGGTAATTTTTGGTTAGGAACAGTGGCGCTGCTTTAACTGTGAGTATGGCCGTCATTAGAAGGCCCTCCCTTCATTTTCGTTGGCTGAGTCTTGAATACGGCGGGTAAACTCTGTGGCCAAGATAGTTGCACGTTTGACCTCATCAGACACACTGCGCATCACCCGCTGCGCTGCGTCCCGGCTACCAAAGTCTAGGCCGGTAATAGTGAAGTCCAGGTTATTTATAATGGTCATACCACCACCTGCACCAGCACCAGCAAATACAGCGGAAGGCACAATCGTGCCAGCACTGTCTGGGATAAATAGCTCCGGGCCGTTTTCTCCAACTAATGCAGCACGTCCTACTGGAGGACGACCTCCCTGCGCAAATGCTCCACTAATGAAGCCGCCGCCAAAAGCTCTGCCGAATGACCCTGCTTTGAATATTTTTAATATGGCCAGCTTAGCTAGGACTTTAGCAATAGCCTTAACAACAGATGTAGCCCATTCGTCAAAACTTTTTTTACCAGTGGCCAGTTCGCCTGTTAATGCACCAAGAGTGGTTGTGCCTTGCAGCAACACAGAGCGCATAGATTTTTTGGTAGCTATCAAATCTGCATTAACTGATCTTCTCCACTCTGTAAAAGCGCCTTTTAATCTTTCCAGGAGTGACATAGTTTTTGTAGTAAATGCTTCCATTGTCTCTGCCGTATCATTGGTGGTGTCGGCAACAACTTGCGCATTTGTTTGTGCTGTCACAGCAATACCACTAAACAACAGGTCCACATCAGCCCTGATTTCTTGCGCAACTGTGCGAAAATCTTCAGCCATCTTTTTGCTTTGCTCACCTACAGCAGTGGTCACTGTCTCCATGCTGCGACTCAGTACCTGAAACAAAGGGCTGACTATAGAAACAAATTTAAGAATTGATCCAGCAGCCCGCACAACCAAAGATTCTTCTACCTCAGCAGCAATTTCCTTGAAAATTATCGTTAGGCCCTCGCTAACTTTCCTCCACCGTGCAATTACGACAATTCCAGCAGCGCTGATCGTTGCTGCGGCCACAATGAACGGGCTGGCTAACGCGCTAATAGCAACCAGCAGAAAGCCCAGGACAATTAGTACCGGCCCAATGGCAATAAGCAGTCCAGTAATCGCTAACGCAAGCCTCTGAGTTTCCGGAGTCATTTCTCCGAACGCTTTTATACCTTTATCAAGTTTGTCAGCTAAGATGCCCACCAGATTTCCGATTTGTAGAAAGGCAGGAGATAGTTTATCACCCAAAGCCACAGCCGCAATAATAACTCTATTGCGCAGCATGCTAAGCCTAGCAGCAGCAGTCTTATATCGTTTATTAACTTCTTCCGTTAATGCTTTATTTTCTTGAAAGGCTTTGGTGCTAAGCGCAATAGCCTTGCGCAGTAAATCACCGGCCCCAGCCGCACGTAATAAAGAATCGCGCAGACGTTTTTCATTAAGGTCAAGAGCCGCTAAGACAGGGAACAAACTCTTACCCTCATCTTTCATTTTTCCAAGCCCTTCAATGAATGTGGCAATTGCCTCTGCTGCATCTTCTTTAAACGCCTTACGGAACTGTGACGCAGTCAGGCCCGCCACTTTCGCAAACAAGCGCAGCTTGCTGCCACCTTTATCTACAGACTCCGCAATTTTAATCATGGCTGTAGATAGTGCTGTACCACCTGCCTGCGCGTTCACCCCTAAACTAGAAAGTGCGCCTGCCATTCCCAGCACGGCTGCCTCACTAATGCCCAGGAGGTTAGCAGCGCCCGCAAGTCTCAGGCCCAGTTCTAGAATTTCCGCTTCCGTAGTTGCCAGGTTGTTTCCTAGCTCTACTAAGGAAGACCCTAACCTATCGAACTGATCCTGCGGAAGTCCCATGATGTTGGCAAGCCTTGCAAATGCTGTGGCGGCATCACGCGCTGATAAGTTGGTAGTTTCACCTAGGTTAATCATGACCTTAGTGAATTCCAAGATGTTTTCAGTCTTGATGCCTAGCTGTCCAGCAGCTTCCGCAACGCCCGCGATTTCTACCGCAGTGGCCGGCAGGACTTTGGACAGTTCCAAAATCCCCTTACGCAATCCAGCCAGTTCTTCTGTGGTCGCATTAACGGTTTTTTCTACGCCGGCAAATGCAGACTCAAAATCAATAGCGGTTTTCAGCGCAAGCCCACCAAGTACCGCTAGAGGTAATGAAATGCCCCTAGTGAGTTTGTCACCTAATCTTTTGAACCGGCTACCCATACGATCCAGTCGCCGTTCTACCCGGCGCAGGGACCGTTCAAAAGATGCTGTGCGTGCTACTAGGTCAATTACTAGTCTGCTTACTCTTATTGCCATTTTTCTGTTCCCACATTACCGTATATACCGAATGTAGCTGCTTAACGTAGTCCAGCATGTCATCATCAGTCGTTGCCCGTTTCCGCTTACTGTTTCCATACGCAAAGTCCGTCCAATCATACGCCTTGCTGCCCTTTGCACGCATAGCGTTAGCCACAATCGCCGTCAACTGGCCCATACGTAAGTCTGCCCGTTGATCCCCGAACGGTTCTAACTGTGCAAACGCTCGCCATTCTCCCAACGTGCGGGATGACACACGTTCCAGCATTCCATCAACGTCAACTTCACCCAGGGCCAGAGCTAGGCGGAAGGCGAATCTGCGGCCTGGCCTGCTTTTAAATCCGCTGTTCCTTTTTCAATGTCGGAATCAGACAGACCTGAAAGACTCTGCGCTATTTCAAACAACTTGTTAAGGACCGTTCCAGATTTGCTTTCAAGTTCGGCCTGGCTAAACATCGGCTTACCATCTGCGCCAATAATCGCCATTGAAAGCAATTTGGACCGCGCACCTTTCATGTTGATTTTATAATCCTTCCCCGGATTCGTAATAAGGTAGGATTCAAACTCATCCCGTTCCTTACCGTTCAGCGCCCGAAGTTTTACGCTTCCGCCCCACTCTTTGACCTCTACAATCTTTTCGGCAAGGTCCGGAGTGGACATGATCTTTTCCTTAGTAAGCAATCCCTCACTCATACTGCCTCCATGTTAAATAACGAATTACGCGAACGTCGGCTTTCCACTCACCTTTAAGGTAACGCTTGCAGACAACTTTCCGTCTACCGGCGCGGCAGGCTCAAAGCCCGTGACTAGCGCCGGGATTGTCCATGTGGTGTTGGCAGTGTCCGAAAACACTAGCTGAAAATTACGCACCGTCCGATCCGTCATGTCCTTGATAAGTCCGGTGGTAGAATCATGCGTACCGTCAGCAGGATCAAAGTTGATTTCTAGAGTAAGCTCACCGCCGTCTAGAAGCCCACCAACAAACTCTTTCCAGCCCTCAACGCTTGAGTGGTTGGTTACGTCCAACGGGTCCAAAGATATTGACGGCCCACCAAGACCCACAACCTGCGCGATGGTCGTAAATACTTCAGGACTCGCCCCGTCACCCTGCTTTATAAGTGTTCCTTTTGCAGCGAAGTTAGTCATTTCAATTTACCTCTGTTTGGTTTATTTTCAAGGCCATGATTTCCGGACACGGAATTAGCCTAGCTCCGTGACCAGCAAGATGTTCCCTAAAATTTGGTATTGATATGGAATCAAATGCACACTTAGGACATTTATACCGCGTGCGCCCGTGCCATTTTTGCTCCATTGCGTATTCTTCAATGTTCTTCACGCTACGTCCTCTGAGTGCCAAAAGTTCACGTCAATAATTACGCTGTAAAATTTTGTTTTCGGGTCAAACAAATCTAGTTCGTTTTCTACAAAAGATGCGCTGCGCAGTGTAGCTTCCAACGCGCCTTGTTTTCCATTAAGTGCTTTGACTACTTCCAACG